CCCCAGAGGGTAATGTAACTGCAAGTGCTATTTTACTTGGTGATAAAGGTGGTGGTAATTATTTACAATTCGTTGATGATACACTTACTGTGGTAGGAGATTTATCTGTTAATAATCTTTTCTTACCCGCAACAATACCAACAGATGCTGATCCATCTGCTACATCTACAATTCTCAATGCTTCATCTTCATTAACATCAGAGGGATTTGCAAAATTCGTTTCAGCTTCTATTGGTGGGTGGACTGTTGGAACAGGCTCAATAGAAAGTGCTGGTGGTAGTTTAGTATTAGATCCTGCTGGTAGACAATTCAGAGTAAGTGACGGTAGTAATGACAGAGTTCATCTTGGACAAACTGCAACGGGTGAATTCGGTATGAAGATTTTTGATGGAACGGGTGTTGCTGACAGTGATATACTTGTGGAATTAGGGCAAGGTGGTAATACAATTGGTGGTTTTGAAATTACTGCTGACCAAATAACAGGTGGTGAATTAGTCTTAGATAAAAATGGAACAATTAAATCTGCTGGATTTCAACAAGATGTAGCTGGTTCTGGTTTTATATTAACAGCAGCACAAGGTGGTTTCTTAGAAGTAGAGAATGCGAAGATTCGTGGAACAATGGCGACAACTACTTTTGAAAAAGAAAGTGTCAATGCTGTAGGTGGACAATTGTATGTTGCTAATTCCACTACACTAACCTCTTCTGCATTTCCAACCACATTAGCATCAGGCGGAAGAACAGAAGGTAATTATCCAGCAAACGAAACAACAATGTCTGTGGCAAATGTTTCAGGTTTTTCAGTAGGTGAAATACTTGTACTAAAGAAAGTAACGGATACAGGGTTTTCCACAGAATATGTAAGGGTTGAATCATCTTCGTTAGCTGCACCCGGCAGTGATACGGATTTATCGGGACAACTTTATTTAATCAGAGGTTATTCAGGTTCACAACCCACTGGACAAGACAGTTCATCATTAGGTGATACTGCTAGTGCTGCAACATTTTATTCCGGCAGTCAAGTAATCGTTTCTACTGGTAAAATAGGAACAGGCTTTGTAAGAATAAATGCTAATCCAAATGATACTGCCACACCTTATATGGATATTGTTGAAAGAACTGGTTCTGCTATTTATGATACTGAATTAAAAGTTAGACTTGGAGATTTAAGTGGTGTGGCTGGCAGTAGAAATGTACCATCAGGCTTTACAGGCTTTGGATTGATGAGTGAAGTTGCTTTCCTATCAGGCTCACAAATCAAATTAGAAGCTCCAACATTTTTACTTGGTGATTTGAATCAAAATTTTGTCAGTGGTTCAAATAGTAATATAGAAATCAGTTCGTCTAAATTTCATATCGATAGTAAAAATGAATTTTTTAGTGTAGGACAACCAACAGGTAGTAGAATATTATTTGATGGAACTGATTTGATTATGAGTTCATCTAATTTTCTCTTAGGTGGTGGTAGTCAATTCGTCAGTGGTTCAAATGGAAATATTGAAATGAAATCAGATAACTTTCATTTAACGCCTGAAGGTAATGTTACAATGAGCGGTGATTTGAGCGCACAAGAAGGTACATTTCAAGATATAAGTGTGATGGGTTCTTTAGTTCCTAATGCAAATGCAACAGGCTCAAATGATGGATTTAAAGTTGTTGAGACTTGGATAGACGAAACTACAACCACAAGTGCATTTGTGAGCAATCGTTTCCTATCTGCACATCTTTCAGATTTATCTGCTTCATCTTGGGGCTGGACTCCAACTCTGAGTAGTGGAAATCCAAGAAATATCGTTATAAAGTTCTCTGATGGTGATGGAATTAGCCCAACCGTAGCACAGATGGAATTGACTCCAGAGGATACGAGGAGCGATGCGGCTGCGGATCCTCCACCATCAGTCTTCAAGTCTGTTGGTCAGGCTGAAGGTAGAGCAAAAGGTAGTGCAGATAGCAGAGAATCCAAATATTTATACGATGCTAATGTT